AACGTGGCGATGACAACTCCTGACAGACGTGCGACGACGATGGGTGAATCCACCATAACTGTCAAGTGGTGGGCGGTGTTCATGGCGATTCTTTCGGTGGTAGGTTTCCTTTTCATGGGCTGGACAAGCAACAATAGTAGGATTACACGCCTTGAAGAAAAGTACGATTATGTTGTCAAGACCATCGGAAGTCTGCAAGCCACTTCAGAAAAGATTGAGGTAGTGGGCATGGAAATCAGACTTGACCAGCAGAGACGGCAGGCGCGTTAGAAATGAATGACAACCTCAGAAAACTTATCAAACGCCACGAGGGATGCTCTCTTATCCCATATAAATGCCCTGCGGGCGCTATCACTATTGGCTATGGCTGGAATGTTGACTCCCATCCATTGCCTCCAGATATCAGCACTCATCTCAAAGCACGGGGTTCTATCACTAAAGCAATGGCAGAAGAACTACTGGACATTGCTGTCTCAAGGAGCATCGCTGACTGCCGCCGCCTGTACCCTGACTTCGATTCGTATTCGGAAAATAGGCGAAACGCTCTTACCGACATGATGTATAACATGGGATACTCGACATTGAGCAAGTTTCGGATCAGCAACAGGTTTGTGAGAGAGCAGAAGTGGCAAGAGGCCGCCGATAACTTCATGCAGAGCAAGTGGGCGCGACAGGTGAAATCGAGAGCAATAACTGTCTGCGACTTATTGAGATACGGATGAAGCGAATCCTAATCATCACCTTAATCATGCTAATTGCGGGGTGTTGCATAGACCGCTGGGGTAGAATCGGACATTGTTTGGAAATCAAGGAGGCAGGATATGAGATTGAAACTGTGTGCATTGACGCTCATTGCTACGACATTTATGTTGAGCGGTTGTGGGCCGACAGCCCTCCAGATACAGGCGGAGATCAGCTATTACGAGGCTTTGGCTTCGATAGCGAAGAATCAGGCGGCGAAGCCCCTCTTTCGGATTGTCCCTTCGGACCCGAACAAGGCGATCATGATGGACAACGTAGCGGCGATTGAGGTCTATCAACAGGTAGCGGACAGGGGCATACCGCAGTACCAGCAGAAGGACTACTCCGAACCCGCATGGCGGTTCCTGACAGCCGCTACGGGCATCATCGCGCCGTGGGTAGGGGTAGGAGTGCTGGCCCATGAGTTCGGGCAGATGAACAACGGGACGACCTACAACTACCACAACCAGGTCGCTGAAGGGGCCACGGGGCAGTTCAGGGTGACGGGCAACACCACGGCAACCGGAGGAGCGGCAACAGGGATACTCGACCAGACATCCGTACCGACCATCGTGAAGCCGGAAGTCGTGTTTGCTCCTGAACCCATCGTCGTGAATCCGGAGGTCGTTAATCCGGTAATCGTACAGTAAGGAGGACATTATGTTAGCATACATCATCGACAGGCTCAAAGAGGCATCAACGTGGAGAGGCATCATCGGCCTTCTCACAGCGGCGGGGGTGACCATCAGCCCCGAAATGATCGAGCAGATTGTGGCGGCTGGGTTGGCGGTCATGGGGATTATAGGGATGGTGTTTAAGGACAAGGCAGGCGGTGCTGATACGGAGGTGAAGTGATGATCGCATTCTGGAAACTTTTGTTCGGATTGCTGGGCAGCAAGAATGTGTATGAGATCATCAACAAGGCATTGGATAATTACAAAGCCCTCACGCCGGAGCAGATTGCTGCGCTCAAGAAGAGGTTCGATGAAATTGGCTGATTACAAGACCACGGACCGGCTGATCACCCTCGACGACATCAAGGGGCTGCCTCAGTCTGCGTTCCCCATGATGGTGCTGACCAACGGCTATTCCAGCGTGTTCGGATTCCTGATCAGCCTTACCACAAAAGACTTTTGGAACCACTTCATGTGGGCTATCAGTCCGTTTGAGGTGGCTACGCAGTGGTGGTATTTCACCCGTATGCCGATTGATTCGTTCAGCGCCCATAGCATAAAGCTATGGCATAACCCAGACTGGACGGATATTGAGAAGAAGGCCATGCTCCAGTTTATTCAAGGTGATTTGAAGAAAGGGAAGTGGGCTACACACTATGATGTCTGGGGCTTGGTGAAGAAAGCGTTTGGAAAGGATAGTCCGAACGATAAGGACTTTTGCTCCGAGAAGATTGACATTCTAGCCTTGATCGACGAGGGGTGCAGAGAGTGGTTGGAAACGAATTGCAGCCCCTCGCCGGAAGAAGTGAATAGCTGGCTCAAGAGTCAGGAGAGGTTCAAAGTGTGGGGAAGGGTGCAGCCTGGATGATTGACGAAGATCGGTCAAAAATTGACCAATCTATTGAATTTAATAAAGTGGATCAGGAAATACTCCTTGGTCAATGCTACCTTTCGACAAAGGTCACGGCCAAAGTGCTATTTCCTGACCGCTTTTATCTCCCCTTCTCCTCTCTTCATGAGAAGATATTTGAGGTGTTGGATGATGATACTATACAAAAGGCAGTTATCATCGCCCCTCGAGGTTTTGGGAAGACGAGTTGTGTGAATCTGGCATATCCAGGGAAGAAGATCCTCTTCCAGGAGAAGAAGTTCATTGTACCCATTAGTAATACGGCCACGCAAGCAGTGATGCAGGGTGAGAATCTTAAGAGGGAGCTGTTGCAGAATAGAATGATCACTCGTATGTTTGGAAGTATGAAGAGTGACTCCTTCTCGAAAGAGATGTGGACGACCAGTAATGGCATTGCAGTGCTTCCTCGAGGCTCTGGACAGCAGGTGCGTGGTATTCTTCATGGGGATCATAGACCTGACCTTATCATCTGTGATGATTTGGAGGATACAGAGGGTGTGAAGAGTGAGGATCAGAGGAAGAAGTTGAAGGAGTGGTTCTTCGCCGATGTGTTGAATAGTGTGAATAGGGCGAAGGATGACTGGAAGGTTATCGTCATTGGTTCTATGCTTCACGAAGATTCCCTGTTGGCGAATCTGATGGAGGACGAAAGCTGGCATCGTGTCCTTCTCTCTCTGTGTGATGAGCAATTCAAGTCGAACTGGCCTGACTTCATGAGTGATGATGCGGTTATCAAGTTGGCCGACTCCTATAGAAGGCAAGGTCTTCTCGACACCTTCTATCGTGAGTACATGGGCATACCTGTCTCAACCGAATCAAGGTTTAGGAAGACATACTTCAAATGGTACACTGAGGAGGATAAGGAGTTCATTGATGAGGATAAGAAGAAGCTTGAGAACATTATCCTTATTGACCCTGCTAAGACGACCGAGATGCATAGTGCTGAAAGTGCGATTGTTGGTGTGGGCGTTAATTTTAAGGGGCCGAAGATCTATGTTCGGGATATAGTATCGGGGAAGTTCCATCCTGATGAGATTTATAATCATGCGTTCGCAATGGCTGATATGTTGAAAGCTAGGGTGATTGGGATTGAGGTGACGTCGCTGAATGAGTTTATCACCTATCCTCTCAAGACATTGATGATTCAGCAGAAGCGCAACTACGAGATTGTTGAGTTGAAAGCGAGGGCGAGTAAAGAGGATCGAATCGCCATGCTTATCCCCTTTTATCGTATGGGCTATATGTATCATAATAGTCAGGTAACAGGCCCTCTTGAAGCCCAGCTGTTGTCGTATCCAAGGAGCAAGAGATGGGACATTATGGATGCTCTTGCGTATGTTGTTGAGATGCTTGAAATGGGAGAGAGGTATTTCCTCCCTGACATAGATTCTGAGGGAGACGAGTTCGAGGAGAGGCATTTTGAAGATCTTGAACCTCTTCCTAAACTTGCTGAGTGGAGGACCTTATAATGCCTGCTGTTCTTGATCCTGCGGGAAATGAACGATCTATGTATGTGTCGGAGGATAAGGGGTACGAGTATCCAGAAGGGTTGAACCTCCGGCCAGATAGTGATCTTCATAAGAAGTTAGTTAATAAGATATACAATAGGGCAAGAGAGTCCTCTTTCGAGATGAAGAAGAGGTATGAATCCTGGAGGTCTATCGACCACTCTCTGACTGCATATGTCCCCTTGGATGAGGCAGAGAGGATTACGAAACAGAAGGATACTAGGAAGCCGGTATCTATCGTCGTCCCTTACTCCTATGCAACTCTCGAGACCTTGTTGACATACTTCACAACTGCCTTCTTGGAGATGCCTATCTTCCGATATGAAGGTGCGTCGCCTGAGGATCTGATTGGCGCTATCCTCTTGGAGAAAGTTGTAGAGCATCATAGTATGTACTTCAAACACGCCCTCTCCCTCCACACTCAGTTTAGAGATGGTCTGGCCTATGGCTTCGGGGCAGTGGCAGGTGGTTGGGATAGGAAGTGGGGATACACTACGAAGATGGCACCTGATGGCTTCTTCTCTCAGATATTTGGTAAGTTCATAAATATGGGGATGAAGAAGGAACGGGTTGAGGACGTACTATATGAAGGGAATACGCTGAAGAATATCGACCCTTACCTCTATCTTCCCGATCCCAACTACCCTGTGCATGAGGTGCAGAAGGGTGAGTTCGTTGGGTGGATTGAGACTATGTCTAAGATGAGATTATTGGACATGGAGAGGGATGATCCGTCTGTCTTCAACTGTAGGTACCTGGAGACGAACACACAGGGATATTCCCAGTTCAACTTCACACGTGGGCCTAATGCGACTGGGAGGTATGACAAGGCAAGTGCTGGATCGTATCCACCTGCTCCTACTACAACAACGCCGATAGATGTTATCTGGATGTATGTCAACTTGATTCCGAGGGAGTGGGAACTTGGGAGTAGTGAATACCCAGAGAAGTGGCTCTTCGGTATGGCTTATGATAAGCTAATCATAACTGCCAAACCGTTAGGTCTGAACCATGATATGTATCCTGTTGCTGTGTTGGCTCCTGACTTTGATGGATACTCAACATCGCCAATCAGCCGATTGGAAGTGTTGTATGGTCTGCAAGAGACTCTTGACTGGCTCTTCTCTTCCCACATAACTAACGTTCGTAAGGCCATCAATGATATGCTTATCGTCGATCCTAGTCTAGTGAATGTGGCTGATCTTGAGGATCCGAAGCCTGGGAAGCTGATACGAATGAGGAGGATGGCATGGGGCAAGGGAGTGGAGAACGCTGTGAAACAGCTGCCAGTTACAGACATTACCCGTCAGCATATATCAGATGCCGGCTATATAGTGGACTTAATCCAGCGTGTGTCGGCTGCGACAGACTCTGTTTCTGGAGTTATTCGAAAGACGTCAGAGCGCGTGACTGCACAGGAAAGCCGCTCTACTCAGGCATCTGCCCTCTCAAGATTAGCTAAGAGTGCAAAGATCGCATCCTTACAGTCTATGTTCGATATAGGGTATATGTTCGCCAGTCAGACGCAGCAGCTGATGGAGAAGAGTTTTTATATCAAGCCAACTGGGGCTAGGCGGGAGATGCTGCTGCAGGAGTATGGGGCTGATGCACAGAGGTTGAAGGTAACTCCATATGATCTGGTAGTATCGTATGATCTGATTGTAAAGGATGGATCGGTGCAGAGTAGTGAACAGGCTGATAATTGGGTGCAGCTATTCCAGATAGTGGCACAGCAACCTGCCTTGTTCCAAAACTTCGATGTGGTGCGTATCTTCAAGCATATAGCGAGGGTGATGGGAGCTAAGGATGTAAATGAGTTTGTTATTCAGCATGGGCCTATTCCTATGCTCAATCCTCAGGTAACTGATCAAGGGACGATTGATAAAGGTGTGCAGCAAGGCAACCTCGTACCGGCAGGGGAATTGCCTGGAATGTGATAAAAGGAGGGAAAGATGGATATTTATAAGAGTGATGTAGTGAAGTTCAAGGAGAGTGTGGTCTGGCGATCTATGAGGGAGGAAATGAGTATGGCTGAAGAGGGGCTTCTTTCTACATTAAAGCACCTCGACCCAATCACTCATGCCACGGATATGGCCAGGACACAGGGACGGTTAGAGGCAATTGAATCCTTTCTCGATATGCCTGATGAGCTGTATGAACAGGCGTTGGAAGAGAGGGCAAAAGAACAGGGAGAGGAGAGGGATGAAGAATGAGTGACAATGTTGAGAATGAAGTGAGTGATCTGTTGGGTTTTGAAGGTAGTGAACAGCCAGTTGGAGGAGAACCTCAGGTACCTGAGACTCCTCCCGCGGGAGAGCCGCCTCCTGCTGAGCCTCCCTCCGCAGCGGTAGAGGAGCCCCCGCCACCGGCGGAAGGAACACCTCCAGAGGGTACGCCGAGCCCTGCTGGAGGTGAACCTCCGCCCACTCCTCCACCGGCACAGGAGTTGACGAGAGAGCAGCAGCTGGAGAAAGAGCTTGAGTTGATGAGAAGTGAGATGATTAAACTCACTGATCAGGCAATGGGTGTTGCTCCTCCCCAATTCAAGCCATCTGGCCAGGGGCAGGTGCAACAGGCTGGGCAGCGTCCTCCAGGACAGGGGCAACAGCAGAGGCCGCAAGGTCCTAGGATGCTGAACTTCATCAAGAATGAAGAGATGTTTGATGAGACGATGAAGAGTGCAGAGAACATGAATGCCTTCTAACAATGGTAGTGCAGACGGCTGTGGAGGGGATACAGAGGGCTATCCCCACGTTAGTGGGTAACATGGTCAATCATCAGGTGTCGCTGAGAACAGCGGTTAATGAGTTTTATAAAGAGCACCAGGATCTGGTGCCTCATAGAAGTTTCGTTGGCTTTGTGGCCAATGAGTTAACAGCGCAACATCCTGACTGGGATCTTGAAAAGGTCTTGCGGGAGACGAATACAGAAGCGCGAAAGCGACTGTTGCTGAAAGGTGTGGCAGGTGGCAAGGTGGCCGAACTGAATCGGTCGATCCAGGATGCCCAAGGTGGAAGGCCTACACAGAAACAGCAGGCAGGTCCCGCTTTTGTCCCAGGAGGTGGCGGTAGAAGAGGTCCCGGTGGGGATCAGAAGATGGACTCTTTGTCCAAAGAGATTGCAGATTTGATTGAAGGAATGTAACGAAGGAGGAACAAAATGGCTGGTTTAGATAAGTTCTTGTATAACTTCGCAAGAAGATATGCAACTCCGATGGTTAAGCTTACTGGCTACGCCAAGACCATTAGTTCAGTAGATATCAACGTCATTGCGATGGATGTTACTGGAAAGGTTACAATGGCTTATGGCGCCACAGTTCCTGTTGTTGGGACAGCTGGATATGGTAAGGGGTGTTTGTTCTGGGATACAAGTGCCACTGATGGCTATGGGGGTCTATATCAGAATGTCTATGATGAGACGTCCTGTGCTTTTGCGAAGATTAGTCCTGTTCCTTGGATTGATCAGAGGGGTACACCGACAGCCTGTGCAGCTAATACCACTCTCACTGCCGCGACCTGTGCAGGTAAGATTGTCACTAATACAGGTGCGGGTGGGACTATTGTTCTGACCTTGCCCGCGGTAGCGACGATGGCTGGGAAGGCTCTTCGCATC